GGAAGTACTACGTCCTATTACACAAGTGAAGGACGGGATGCCGATTGGCCTAGAGCTTTCCGCAGCGTTGCGGGAGGACATCAGAGCCGGGTTCTTCCTCGACAAGATTCAGCTTCCCGAAACCTCGAGCGACATGACGGCTTACGAGGTCAAGCGCAGGCTAGAGGAGCATATCCGTTCTGCCTCTCCGATCTTTGAGCCTATCGAGCAGGAATACAACGATCCGCTCTGTGAGGGCACGTTCCAAGTCCTGAAGGACTTTGGCGCGTTTCCTGTCCAAGAAATGCCGGAGTCTCTGCAAGGCTCTGATGTCAGGTTTACGTTCAGGTCTCCGCTCGCCGATATGGCGGAACAGAGAGAGGCCGAGATTTACCTTGATATTCGTGACCGCATTCTTGGCCCGACAGCGCAGATTGATCCGGCTCAGATTGAGCAGATCGACTGGGACGAAGCCACGCGAGACGCAATCCGCGCGAGCGGGGCCAAGCAGAAATGGTTGAAGCCTATTGAGGCTCTTTCCCAGAGGCGCGAGCAGATGGCCCAGGAAGCCGCGCAGCAGAAGTCGCTCGACACCGCAGCTCAAGTTGGCGCTATCGCAGAGCAGGGCGGCAGGGGCCAGCAAGAGATAAACAAGGCCGAGGCCGAGGGCGCTGTCGATGGCGGTTAAGCGCTCTCCTGGTTACGGAACGCCGACTGTCTATGCGATTCCCGAACTATCGCAAGCAAGGGCCGTCCAGGCTTTTGCCGGCGGTGAGGCAACGCCTGAGCAACAGAAGGTTGCCTTTGACTGGATTATCAGGGGGCCATGCCGCTCAGCCGAGGAAGTGCTGGCACCTGGAAACCCGGATGTAACCGGGTATCTGGCCGGCCGCAGGTCGGTTGCACTGCAAATTGGATGGGTTCTCGCCCAGCCCGTAGAATCCTTCAGAAAGGGAGAACTAGATTAAATGAGTGAAGCACAAGCCGGGACAGCCGAGGAAGACGGCCAAGCCCCAAATGCTGACGATGATGTCTCTACTGAGACCCAGGACGATGCAGAGCTAGAAGGCGGCACCCTTGCCTCTGGTTCCGAAGCACCAATTTCCGAAGATGGAAAGCCCTATTGGCCTGACGACTGGCGGCAGAAGCTTGCTGGCTATGTCGGGGCCGGTGACGAGAAGTCTACCGCAAAAGAGCTGAAGCGCTTGGAGAAGATTGCAGACCCGAGCGGCCTTTATGCGAGCTATCGTGCGATTGAGAACACATGGGCCTCACGCAACTTTGTGAAGGTTCCCGGCAAGGATGCCACGCCGGAAGACGTTGCCGAGTATCGCAAGTCCATCGGCGTGCCTGATACGCCCGACGGTTATTTCAGCAACCTCAATCTGGAAGAAGGATTGGTTGTTCCTGAAGACGATATGAATGTCGTCAAGGGATTAACCGAGGCCGTCCATTTGGCGGGCGCTACTCCCGAAGTGGTTTCTGCCACGCTCAACTACATGCTCAAGCAGCAGGAAGATGCTGCGGCTGCACTGGATGAGTCTGATAGTTCGTTTCGCGGCACGGCAGAGCGCGAGCTTAAAGAGGAATATGGCGACTCTTACCGCCGCTATGTCAACAATATCGGCACGCTGTTTGCCAGTGCGCCCGGTGGAATGGACATGGACAATGAGGAGTCCGTGTACGCGCGCCTTCTAGGCGGGCGACTGGCCGATGGAGCAAAGATCGGTGACGATCCTGATGTCGTCAGGTGGTTCGTTCACATGGCCAACAATATCAATCCTGCCGGCGCGGTTGTCGAGGACGGCAATCAGAGCGGCAAGAGCATTGAGTCCGAGATCAAGGAAATCGAGGGGTCTTGGAAAGACCCGAAGACAAAGCGGGCTTATTACAAGGACGAGAAGCAGCAGGCCCGCTATCGTCAGTTGCTAGAGACGCAACAGAAGATTCAGGCACGCGCCTGATTACCCTTTTACTGTAGGGGTCGGACAACCCGAGCAATCGGAACCGAAAAGCAGTTATTCACAACCGTTTGTTAAGAGCCCTTTTAGGTAGCGGCGGAGCCCTAAAAAGCCAACCGAGCGCACTTTGGAAAGGGACAACCTGAACGGACGGCATCTCTAACCTTTTATGGAGGTGCCAATTTAATGGCAGAGTCCGCACCACAAATTCAGTACCGACAAGAACTTGTCTCTGAATTTGAAGAGGGCATGTCGTGGCTACGTCAGACGACCGTCACTGAGGCGGTTATCAAAGGCAACCAGGCGACTTTTCTGGTTGGCGGGTCTGGTGGCGCGACTGCCGTCACTCGCGGTATTAACGGTCTGATTCCGGCTCGCGCCGACAGTCTGACCCAGACGACCGCAAGCCTTACGGAATGGCATGACCTGGTTCGCAAGACCCGGTACAACATCTTTCAGTCTCAGGGCGACCAGCGTCGTCTTATGCAGGAGACTTGCCGTAAGGTTCTGAATCGCCGCATTGACGCTGACGTTGTTGCTCAGCTCGACACGGCGACGAATACCCTTGGTTCCGCAGCTACAATGTCTCTCGGTGTCGTGGCGAAGGCCGCGACAACTCTTGGCGAGGCTGAAGTCCCCGTCGAGGAAGAGGACAATATGTGGGCTGTGGCTACCCCGGCCGTCCGTGGCTATCTCATGCAGATTCCCGAGTGGAATTCTTCGGATTATGTTGAGACGAAGCCTCTGGTTGGTCCGATGCGCCGTGTTAAGCGCTGGGCTGGGTTCAACTGGATTTTCCATCCGAACCTGACCGGCGTTGGGACCTCTTCTGAGAAGTGCTATTTCTACCACCGCGACTCGGTTGGTAGTGCCTTCGACAATGGAGAGGGCATGAACACGGCCATCGGGTATGACGAGGAGCAGGATTATTCCTATGCTCGGTGCTCGTCATTCACGGGAGCCAAGCTTCTGCAGCAGAGTGGTATTGTGCAATTCCTGCACGATGCCTCAGCGATCTAAGAGAGGAGGGACCAATGGCTACGTTCAATAAGGACAAGCTGGTGTGCCTTACTCAAGGCATCGCTGGACCCCGCACATGGGGCTATACGGATACTGGGTTGCTCATTGCCGATGTCAGTGAAGTGGCCGGTTTTTTCACGACCGGCTACGACTGCGGTATGCGGCATGGTGATCGCGTCACCATTACCGAGGGCGATACTGGTACCCACGACACGGCCGGCCGTCAGACGGGCGGTCGGAGGCAGTACGTCGCTACTGTTCAGGCCACAACCGACACAGGCGCTACACAGGTGACTCTTGGTCTACCTGTTCTTGTCGGTGACACGTCGTAGTCTGAGATGAATGGGGGCGGTCCATAGTGGACCGCCCTTTCTCAACCCCCAAGAGGATACGCATGTCAGAAACTGCCGTGGCTGAAAAGCCCGTTAAGTCGACCCCCAAGCTTGATATGGACCGCACGAGCGCTCCAAAGGCTAAGGAGTCGCAACTGTCCATGATGGCAGAAGGCCATGCCTGCGCTCGGGTGCAGTTCTGGCTTGATCCCAAAGTGGACATCAAGGAAGCGCTGAACCCGGAGTTCTGGAGTTCAGTGGCATACAAGTTCATGCGTCCAATCTCTACGGAGGGGACGTATGCGGGCTCTATTATCGAGGTGCGATACCCCGATATGTCGATGTACGCCGAACTCTTTGTTCGCGTGGTCCAGAAGAGTTCGCTCGTGGTTAGCCTGATTGGGAAGCCGCACTATTTCGGTCCCAGAGAAGTTGTATCGCAGGGTTTTGAAGTCCGCTGGAATGTCGGCAAGCAGGGTTATGACATCGTTCGCAAGTCCGACCGCGAGATCGCGGCCGACGGCGCGAAGATCAAAACCCGTGAAGAAGCGCAAGCCTGGATTGACAAGATGACGGGAGCCTAAATTGGCAACTAAGATCGGCATGTTCAATGCAGCCCTGATTGAGATTGGTGACAACGTCCTCGTCGATACCGGCGAAGCGACTGAAGCAGGTCGCCGACTCAATCAGGTCTATACGCGCGTGGTCGACGACTGCCTTTCTGTGGGGTCGTGGAACTTCGCCATGGAAAGCATTAAGACGACTGCGGACACTGGCGTCACGCCGAACTTTGGATATTCGGAAGTGTTCGCCAAGCCGGCAGATTGGGTTCGCACCATTGCTGCCAGCGCAGACGAGTATTTTTCCACGCCTCTTATCCAGTACGTTGACGATTCTAATTTCTGGTCGGCTGACACGTCCCCAATCTATATCCGATATGTCTCAAACGACACCGGGTTAGGGTTTGAGCTGACCAGATGGCCAGCGGCGTTTACGCGGTATGTCGAGCTAGAGCTTGCGGTTCGCGTTTGCCCGAGGCTTACTGAGAGCGAAGCCAAGCTGAAACGTGTTTCGGAAGACAGGGACAAGGCTCGCAGAGTTGCACTGAACCAAGACGCTATGAATGAGGCGCAACCCAAGTTTCCCCCGATGGGAAG